AAATCTAATGGACTTTTTGTTACTGGCGACCCTGTCAATATCCGCCTATACTTTGCGCGATCGCGTAATTTCAGTACATTTTTGGTTCGTGATGCTGTGGGAGATTTTATCGTCGTTGATTCATCAATTGCCATCAGTGTTTGATGTGCTATTAAAAATCTTTGAGCTATATCTAAACCTTTTTTTGTACTAAAAGCCTCAATATTCATCAAGAATATAGTCAGTTCTTCACCGTGCTTAAATAATTTTCTATTTTCTGCTTCTTGTTTTTTCGTTGCAGAAGGTGACCATGTCACTACATTATACAATACATGCTCTGGCATGTGTATAGGAATTTCTTGACGCTCCCAGTTTCTGTATACACCTTTTGGTGCGACAATTAGTGCGGCATTTATCTTACCTTTATCATACAACATAGCAATATTATCAACCAATACTTTAGATTTACCTGTACCCATTTCCATAAATAAAGCATAGTTTTCTCTGTTATGACTTGCACCTAACGCATGTAATTGATGCGCATAAGGCTCTGTTTTAAACTTGTAGTCCATAATGTTGTCCTTCTTTAATTCTTATTTTATAAATAACACTTGCAAAACTTTTTGTCAATGGTATATGCTAATCAAAGGAGAAAGAATGACGGTATATGTAGTACAAGAAGTTTCGGGTAGAAATATTTTAAGTGCAGAAAAGTTCGGTGACTTAGAATTGTTATTACCAGAAGGTTCTCAATTAGTTTTAAGTGCTGGACCAACAGTGAAGAGACTAAATTATAAACTGAGAAATTTTAATGATGAAGATTACTTATTATTAATGGGTGATCCATCTGCTATCGGTATAGCATGTGCCATAGCTGCGACACAAAATCGCGGGAAATTTAAATGCTTGAAATGGGATAGAAGAGAGTATAAATACTATCCCATAGAAGTTAACTTATATGAGAGAGGAGAAATTGATGAGTAACTTACTTGACGAAATGGAAAGTGATGTAACAACGCCAACGATTGGTGACAACTCTTTAAAAGAGATGGCTGATTTGTGCGCGGAACAAGCGTCGCTTGAAGAAGAAATGAGACAGTTAGAAGAGCAGTTAAAAGCGAAAGCGAAAGCCGCTCGTAAATTGTCACAAGAAATAATTCCGGCAAAAATGTCAGAATTAGGATTAGAAAGTTTGACACTAAAAGATGGTTCATCTGTAAAGGTGAAACAATTAGTGCAAGCTTCTATTCCGGTTAGATATCGCGAAGAAGCATTTAATTGGCTTCGTGATAATGGACATGGCGACTTGATAAAAAACCAAGTATCTGCCACGTTTGGTAAAGGTGAGGATCAATCGGCAAATGAATTTATTGACAATATAAATTCATTAGGATATGAGCATACACAGAAGGTCTGGGTGGAACCCATGACTCTCAAAGCGTTTGTAAGAGAACAAATAAATGAGGGAACTGAGTTACCGATGGACAAATTCGGAGTCTTTGTTGGCGCCGAAACAAAAATAAGTAAAACGTAAAAGGAGGCCTTATGGCTAATGTTGCAAAAAAAGAAGAAAGTCAACTACCTGCACTAAGTCTGGAATTAATGGAAGGGGACGCACACAGTGGCCTTGAAAATATTTCACAAGACGACTTAGCGACACCAAGACTAAAAGTCTTGATGCAGTTATCACCAGAACTCGAAGATATCGAAGGCGCAAAAGCCGGAATGATTTTTAATACAGTGACTAATGATCTGTATGATGGATTAAATGGTATTCGTGTTCTACCATGTGCGTATCAACGTCAATACGTTGAGTGGGCTGACAGAGGACAAGGATCGGGTGCACCGATTAATGTCTATGATGCTTCCAGTGACATCTTGACAAAGACTACACGAGATGAAAACAACAAAGACCGTTTAGAAAACGGAAACTATGTTGAGACGTGTGGTAATCACTATGTACTACTTGTAACTGAGGATGGAGATTCAACTCCGGCTCTTATTACAATGAAAGCTACACAGCTTAAAAAGAGTAGAAAGTGGAACTCTATGTTACTAAACTTAAAATTAAGTGGTAAGAATGGACTATTTACTCCACCCTCTTACAGTCACTACTATCGCCTCAAAACGACAAAAGAGGGCAACGATAAGGGTAATTGGTATGGTTGGGAAGTTAGTAGAGAATCTCAACTTGAAGATGCTAACCTTTATGCCATCGCTAAAGCATTTGCTGAAAGCGTAAATAAAGGCGAAGTTAAAGTCAAGTATGAAGAAGAGTCTTCTGCTAGTGAACAAAAGGTTCCATTTTAACCAACATGGGGCGGGCAACCGCCCCTTTAATTTTAGTGAGTGCATATGGAAGAAAGCGTAAAGAAGTTTAAGAGTATATTTTATGGTTTAGATAGAGCCTACGGTATTTATAAAAGCAGTGGGGAGTCCACTAATGGTAAGGCAGGTGGTCAAGCTTTTATAAAAAAAGCACCTGTTACAGATCAATTATGGATAGATCACATTAATGGTAAAGAACCTAGTCTTGGTATTATACCAATTAGGGACGATGCAACATGCACATGGGGATGTATAGACATTGATACATATCCTTTAAAGCATGATAAAATAATAAGAAAAATAAGAGAATTAGAATTACCACTTGTTATGTGTAGATCGAAAAGTGGGGGTGCGCACGTATTTTTATTTACAAAAAAACCTATACAAGCAAAGTTAATGCGTGATAAACTACAAGAATGGGCAGGAGCACTAGGTTATGCAAATTGTGAAATATTTCCAAAACAAATTGAAATTAAAGCGGATCGCGGCGATACTGGAAACTTTCTTAATCTTCCCTATCACGACGCTAGTAATTCTTTTCGTCATGGCTTTAATGACGATGGTATGGCTGTTAGTCTTGATGATTTCTTTTCTTTATATGATACTTATTGTACGTCCGAAGAAGATTTAAAAAAGATAAAACCAAAAAGAAAGAATGTAGTAAAAAATTTTAATGATGGTCCCCCTTGTTTAGAAACATTGATGTCACAGGGAGTGCCTCAAGGTAATAGAGACAACACACTGTTTCAATACGCAGTGTATGCAAAAAAGAAATGGCCAGACGATTGGCAAGATAAATTAGATGAATTTAATCACAAGTATATGAACCCACCTTTATCTTCAAAGCAAGTTTTAAAAATGCAAAAACAGCATGAGAAAAAGGAGTATGCCTATAAATGTCAAGATCAGCCAATGTGTATTCATTGTAGTTTAGAAGAATGTAAATTAAGGCAATTTGGTGTTGGTGGTAATTTTAATAGTCAAATAGGCGATTTAACTGTTTATAAAAGTGATGACTCAACATGGTATTTAAACGTTGACGGAAGAAGAGTTATTGTAACTACAGATCAATTATACAATCAACATCAATTTGGACAGGAGTGTATGAATCAAATTATAGATGTTCCAAGCGTTATATCTACAGCCGCTTGGAGAAGAAAATTACAACAGTTAATGAAAAATGTTGTAATTATTGAAATGGCACATGAAATTACAAAAGCGGGTAGATTTGAAACTTTACTAGAACAATTTTTAGAGGATCAAGGAGAAGCAGAGCACATAGACGAAGTCGATATGGGTAAGGCATTGTTTGAAAAAAAAGAATACATAGACAAGATAAACGATGAAAAAGGTGAAAGAGAAGTGAGTGTGAAAAAAATGACAGCGTTCTTTAAATCCGATAAGTTACAAAAGTTTTTGAAGAAACATGATTTTAAAAATTTTAGTTCTACACAAATGGCCGCACATATTAGAAACAAGTTAGGTGGCGGAGATATAAGACGTAGGATAAAAGGAAAAGCAGCGTACCTGTGGTATTTGCCTTGGATAAGAAAAAACACCGAAGACTTTAAAACACCGAACATGGAAGAGGAGACACCTTTTTAATGAAAAGAATACACGTCAATATGCATAAAATTAAAGCAAATAAAAAACATGGAACAAATGAACCAGTAATTACAATTAAGGAGGGTAAGAGTAATACATATTGTCACGAGGTTTCCATCTTAGGAGAATCAAAAGTTGTGTATAGACCAGATAAACCATTAAGTTGTGGCGCAAGAGTATGGATTGAAACAAATGCGGAGTTAAAAATAAAATGAGAAAAGTAATATATGGTCCGCCCGGAACAGGTAAGACAACATATTTGTTAAATGTTTTGGAAACAGAATTAAAAGTAAATAAGGTTGCTCCAAACAAGATTGCTTATCTTGCATTTACTAATCAAGCGGCAGATGAAGCGCTATCGCGTGCTATCTCACAGTTAAATTATAGTACGAAAGATTTTACAAACTTTCGTACACTACATAGTTTAGCATACAGAGAGTTACATTTAAAAGACGAAAACATTATGAACGATAATGATTACGCTTTTATTTCTAACAAATTGCAAATAAAATTAAGTAATCCAAATAACAAAGTGAAAAAATATGGCGCAGGTTTTCCCGATGATGTGTTTATGCAAGTAATAGACGGTGCAAAGATAAGAGGACTAACACCAGAAGCTTATTTTAATTATCCCGAAATAGGACATATAGAAGGCGGTTTACGAAAATTAAAATATATAAATGAGTCATTGATTGACTATAAAAAGAAGAGAAACAAATATGACATGACCGACATGATTGTAGACTTTAATAAAAAACATTATGACCTTATGCCAGACTTTGATGTTGTCATTGTAGATGAAGCGCAAGACCTTAGTTGGTTGCAATGGAAAATGGTAGAACGTGTTATTACAAAAGCAAAGCGAGTATATGTAGCGGGTGACGACGATCAAGCCATTTATCGTTGGGCGGGTGCAAGACCAGAGTACTTAATTAACATGGATGGAGAAAGAATTATTTTAAACGAGTCTTATCGTTTGTCTAAACTAATACACAGAAAAGCAGACACATTAATAAAACGTGTTAAAGATAGAGTAGAGAAAGAATGGACATCAAGAGATGAAATGGGTGAAGTAAATATTCATCTTGTTCCACAATTAAATAAATTAAAAAAAGGAGAGTGGTTGATATTAGGAAGAGATAAATATCAATTAGATGCGCTTGAAGAAGATTTAATAAATGAAGGAGTATATTACGAAAGAAATGATGAAACTTCTATTAATAAAGGTATACATGAATCTATTCTTGCATGGGAAGATTTACGAAAAGGTAAATCAATAGACATAAGAACAGTGAGAAAAGTTTACACCTATATTAAAACTGGAAAGGGTGTATCAAAAGAACATAAGGCAATGAAAAATGCCGATAAAGAAAAAATGTACACATATGACACATTATCGACACAGTATGGATTATTAGCTAGCAAGGAAGAACCTTGGTTTAAAGTATTAGAAAACATAGAAAGCGACAAGAAAACTTATGTGCGTGCATGTTTACGTCGTAAAGAAAACATTAGACGCGGACCACGGATCAAACTATCAACGATACACGGATCAAAAGGTAGTGAAGCAGATAATGTCATGTTATTAACGGCTTTGTCTCGTAAGTCTGATGAAGCATATTGGTCGCAACGAGATGAAGAGCGACGTGTATTCTATGTGGGAATGACACGCGCAAGAAACAATCTGGATATTGTGAGATCACAAACAGACAGAGAATTTATGGAGGCGTTTTAATGTTTACAATAGACACTGCACTAAAACAAGTGGGTGTAACAGAAAAACAAGTACGACGAATACGTGCTGAGTTACCAAAACTTAACCGTGAGAAAGTTGATCATCAGTTAAAAATATTATTACTTGATTTACAATTACTCAATAATGATTTACGGTCTATCAACATAAAGGAGAAAGATGAAAACTAGAGAGTATTTAGATACAGCCGCAAAAATAGTTTCCGGCCAACGTCAAATGGATTACGGAGACAAGTATCAAAACCATGAAAACATTTCAAAGTTATGGAGTGCATATTTAGATTATAATATATCAGCGCATGATGTGGCGATATGTATGTTGCTTGTAAAAGTAGCACGATTAAAACACAGACCTACAACAGATTGTTACATAGACATGGCGGGATATGCGGCGATTGCGGGCGAAATACAAGATCAAAAAAAAGGATGATTATGACACAAGGAAATTTGTTTCCTGTTGCTAGTGAATGGATACCACCAGAAAAACTACCCGATTTATCTTATGCAAAAGAAATTGCAATTGACTTAGAAACATACGATCCACACTTAATGGATCTGGGACCGGGTTGGGTAAAAGGTGATGGATATATTCTTGGTGTAGCTATTGCCGTGGAAGGTTGGAAAGGATATTTTCCTATACGACATCCGGGTGGTGGAAATTTTGATGAAAAAATATTTAAAAAACAATTACAAAAGATTTTAGATTTACCGTGCGACAAGATATTTCATAATGCAAGCTATGATGTAGGTTGGTTGCGTTGGTGGGGATTAGATGTTAAAGGAAAAATTATTGATACATTACTCGCCGCTCCTCTTGTTAACGAAAATAATTACAGATACGATTTAACAAGTGTAGGGTGGGAATATTTAAAAGAAAAAAAATCAGAAGCATTACTATATGAAGTGGGTGCCACAATGGGCATTGCGAAAAATAAAGTTAAAGCTAGTTTATATTTATTCCCGGCCATGTATGTCGGGCCTTACGCTGAACAGGATGCTGACTTGACGTTGCGCCTATGGCATCATTTAAAAGTAGAATTAGTTAAGCAAGAGTTATCAAGTATCTTTGATTTAGAGACACGACTATTTCCATGTTTACTTGACATGACACAAAGAGGCGTTCGCGTTGATTTAGAGAAAGCTGATAAAATAAAAAAAGATTTAATAAAAAAAGAAAAAGAAATTTTACTACAAATAAAAAAAGACACAGGTGTTAATGTGGAAGTATGGGCGGCCGTAAGTGTTGCCAAAGCGTTTGATAAATTAAATATTAAATATGATCTCACAGCAATAAACAAGCAACCCAAGTTTGATAAAAACTTTTTAGTTACACACAAACATCCATTGGCTAAAATGATTGTTTCCGCAAGGGAAATTAATAAAGCACACACTACATTTATTGACACAATTAAACGACATAAATTCAACGGTCGTATTCACGCAAATATACACCAGATGAGAAGTGATGAAGGAGGAGGTACCATAACAGGACGATTTTCGTACTCGAATCCAAATTTACAGCAAGTCCCGGCACGGAACAAGGAACTTGGGCCACTTATTCGTTCCATTTTTATACCAGATGAAGGTTGTACATGGGGTAGTTTCGACTATTCACAGCAAGAACCAAGAGTATTAGTGCATTATGCCGCGCTGACAGGGGGTGGATTGAAAGGTGCTGATGAGGTAATTGAATCTTATAAAATAAAAGATCCCGACTTTCATCAAGCTGTCGCCGATATGGCGGGCATAGACCGTAAAACTGCTAAGACAATTAATCTTGGTATGATGTACGGTATGGGTAAAGGTAAACTTGGCAGTGAACTAGGATTAGATAAAGATGAAACAGAAGATCTATTCGCCCGGTTTCATGCCAACGTTCCTTTTGTAAAACAATTAACAGAACAAGCGATGCGTAAAGCGGAGAATGTTGGTTTCTTACGTACACTGCTTGGTCGTAAATGTCGTTTTGATAAATGGGAACCACGCGCCTTTGGTATTCATAAAGCATTACCATTATGGGAAGCAGAAAAAGAATATGGACGCGATCTTAAAAGAGCATGGACTTATAAAGCACTTAATAGATTAATACAGGGATCGAGTGCTGATATGATAAAAAAAGCAATGGTTGATTTATATGAAGAGGGTATTGTTTCTCATATACAAGTACACGATGAATTGAATTGTTCTATTGAGAGCAAGGAACAAGCATCACGGATCAAGGAGATTATGGAACATACAGTTGATTTGAAAGTTCCACTTAAAGTCGACGCGGAGATAGGACCATCATGGGGCGAGATTAAAAAGAAATGAAACGCATTAATCCAGAAACAAATAAACCATTTAAATGCGGTGATGTTAGAGAAGATGGATTTATATTTGATGCTTACGTAAAGTCTGTAACTAGAAAATCGGGGTATTATAAGGAAATTTGGAGAAGCCCGGAGCAACATGCGAAAGAGATGCAAAGAAAAAGAGATGGTAAAAAAATAAAATATGATCTAATATCTGAGCATGTAAATAATATTAAATTAAAAAAAGGTTGTAATCATTGTGGCTACAATAAGCATGCAATAGCTTTAGACTTTCATCATTTAGATAAATTATTAAAAGAAAAAAATGTATCGAGTTATTGGAGAACAAGTTGGGCACAATTCAAACAAATTGAACATGAAATTGAAAAATGTGAAGTTCTTTGTGCTAACTGTCACCGTGTAGAAGAACAAAGGTTAAGAAATGGGGCGAGATAAACAAAAAGTAGGTGATGTTAACGAATTTAAAGCTGTTATAAAGTTTTTAGAAGAAGGTTATTGGGTTTTCCGTAATGTCCAAGGAACAGGGCCTATTGATATGGTTTTAGTACACCGAGAGACAGGTGAAGTGAGAAAAATAGATGTAAAAACGACGTCATACCGACAAACTTGGAAACCCGGTACAAAAATATGTCGACAACGGACACCGGAACAGGTAAAATTAAAGGTTGAGTATGAATTTATAGAGAAGGACGACGATGTTTAAGGAATTATGCGCAACGTTATTTTTATTATGTAATCCATTATTAAATGGATTTGATTTTAATTATGATATAAATCCGCGCGATCAGTTTGTGCAAGGGATTGCCGAGTGCACGACACTAAATAATTCTATTATTGAACCTCCATACAGAGTCATAGTTGCAATAAGTGTAGCACAGGCTATATTAGAATCTGATTGGGGACAATCTAGATTTGCCACTGAAGCAAATAATTTTTATGGTATTATTCAAACAAATGAAACAGAACCCCATATAAAATCACTTGATAGTGATGTAATATTAAAGATGTACGGCAACAAATGTGAGAGCGTAGCTGATTATATTGCTTTACTTAATTCTTCTAGTGCATTTAAAGAATACAGGGATATTCGTCTTAAACAATATGTAGAGAATAAAGTAGATATATATAGAGTTATTCATAGTTTAAAAAACTACGCTGTAGATCCAGAATATATTAATAAATTATTAACCGTAACATTAGATTTATTTGAAGAGTACCCGGAAATTTTTAAATCAAAAGAAATTTGGGAATACTATAATAAAAATAAAAAGGTATGAATTTAAACTAAATCCTTGACAATCTGTTAAAATCCCATATGTATGGGCTTGTATGAATAAACATACCATATATAGGAGAAAGTAATGACCGACATTAAAAAGTATAAATCTGTCGCGATCAGTATAGACACATATCAACGAGCCAGACCCATAGCGAAAAAAAACTATATGTCGATGGCCTCTTTTTTACGTTACTTAATTGATAAAGAAGAACAGAAACCCACACTAAAAAACGGAGAGGACAACCATGTCAGACCCGCAGATTAAACAGGCGTTATACGTTGCTGTTTTAAATAAAATACAAGGAGAATTATCAGAACTTGAAGCAAAAGAAGTATTATTAACAAGTAATCCGACTTACATTACAAGTAAAGATCATGATCACGCAAACCACATTGAAGAATTAAAAAATATTATTCTAGCAAAAAATGGGTTAAGTGATACGATTGCAAAAATAAAGGCGACTTATTTTTCACCGCCTCCTAAAAAGGATGACAAAAAAAATAGTTAATGGAGTCTCACGATTCCAAGAAAATCACCCCCAATCCGGGGAATTAGTTGACCGAGTTCGTGTTTATTACACGGACGGTTCAACGAAAGAGTTTGATGTCACTGAATGGGAAATGACATTGTCCGAGGGAAGACGATTATGGGAAGAACATGAAAAGGATATAATGCAAAACCCGGAAAATTTTGATGGTTGAAACAGAACAAAAAGAAATTGCTTTCGATATTTATCAACCATTCGGACCAAGCATTCTTAAAACCAAGATCCCTGACCTCTACGTTGACGCTCTCAACAAACAAGTAGATAAAGTTTTAGACGATGAAAAATTAAGTAAAGAAAGAGATTGGAGCCACAATCTCGCAGGAAATGTAAAGAAAGAAATTAGCATAGATCATACAGCCATTAAGACTTTCCCAGAGTTTCTTGCAACCATATCGCAAGAATACGCGAAGAACGTTCTTCCCAATTCTTTTCCAATCGGGACGAAAGTTTCATTTCGTGTGTGGGCAGTCAGTCAAGTAGCAGGTGATTTTAATCCGATACATATTCACGATTCAAATTTATCGGGTGTATGTTTTCTCAAAGTTCCCCCTAACTATGAGGAGGAGTATAAAAAAGAAGATCATCATCCTACGGCTGGCTGTCTTGAATTTTTAGGATCCGTGCCCAATT